CACGTTGATGCGAATGGTGCCCCAGAAGTTCATGACTTCTGTATCCTTCGCCTGCGCCAGAAACTGGCAGCATTCTTCGTCGGCATCCATTGCTGCTTTGTCCGTGTAGAACAAGCGCCAGCCTTCGGCCGTGTCTTTCCAGAAAAGTTCCATTTTCACCTCGTGGTTAGGGTTTGCCTTACCCCTACACAATAGCCCGCGAGGTTGGCAGCGATAACTCTTATTTGTCGCGCAATATCCGGATCAATTCTTTGCTGGTGACTTCTTTTGCTCCCAGTTTCACAGCCTGCCGCCGCTTCGCTTGGGAGACATCAAAGTGTTCTTTCCAAGTGCCAGGATATTGCAGATGCTGCCGATCAATCTTCAGCTTGTCCATCATATCCAGCAGTTCTTCGGTCGTATCAGCGCCGACGTGGCACATCTTCATTCGACCGTAGGGCATCATCTTGTCGTCAACATAAACAGCCATGTCAGGCCTCCAAAGCCATGTCCTCCGACCAATCCTCATACTCGAACATCTCAGGGATCCAGTTCTCAAGAATGAGTATGGTTTCAAGGCGTTGTCGTTTGCCCAAGTCGGGGCGGAACAGCACGCCCACCCTGAACTTGAGAACTCCCTCCATCAGAGGTTGTTCCAGCTTCGCGCCGGGTATATGTTCACCGAGATCTGGCCCGGTGTAGTATCCCTTGGGTTGGAATGCGACTTCGTGGTCCTGCTTCATGCCGCCTCGCCAGAACCCAACGCGGAGTCCTGCTGCAATTCTCATGCTGCTTGGTTCCAGTTTGCCCACGTCGGCCACTCCCGGTTCGTATAGGTCGGGGGCCGCTTGTCGGTCAGCCAGCGTTCCTGGAGATACGCTTGGTATGACTCAGGAACTGGCAGATGCGTGAAGTCAAGCCCCAGTCCATCATGTCTCGCACTATTCTGGAACGGTAGCAGAGGTCCATCCGGTATGCAAGTCTTAAATCTCCCTATGTAGGGCGTGCGATCGCCAGAAGCATGATGCGAACCGTAACGAACGCCCCACTCTTCTATGAGAGCGTATGCGTGCGCCAAGCACCACGCAAAGTTCCCACGGCTCTGGCCCACCCAGAGCGTCACTGGATGGTGTTGATGGGTAGGCTGGCACAGCAGCCCCGGCCCAAACTCAGCGCCCTCTACGCCGCTCTGAACAAGCGCCGTGCTCATCAGTTGGTTGCACTCACGCAGGGCGGTGCCGATGCGCTTATCGTCAAGACCCCGCGCGGCAAGCGCAGGGTCCGTGTTGGTGACAAACAGGTTCAATCGACTTCTCCATTCTCAGCCGCTGCTTCCAGCGCGTTGTTAATCATGTCGTCCCCGTTGGGAAACAACTCACCCAGTTGAGTCTCGGTGATGTCCAGCGCCGGTGAGTTTTCGAAAATCAGTTGGATACTTTCGATCTCCCACTCTGGAGGACTACCGGGGTCGTAGAACTCAGGTGGTCCCATGCGGCCAGACTCAGGTTCGCCGGGATGTGTGCAGACAAGCACGAAGCCGACATCAATGGCAGTAGCATCCCCATCAGGGTCGTTCATAATGTCGAGCTCTTCATACTGCCAAGTATAGGTTCCATAGCTCATGTTCAGCCCTCCACCTTATGAAGTTCGCCCGCAGCGTTGCGGACATACTTCTGACCGAAGCCAGTGCCGAGTCGGCCCATGCCGTTCATGTCGAAGGAACGCTGGGTCATGGTAGCCCAAGGTCCAGCGCGTCCGTTGCGGCCACGGGTCACGGCATCATAGACGACTTCGCCTTCACGCTTGGTAAAGGTATCGCCGAAGTCATCCTGATGCAGCTTTTCAGCAGAAAGATAACGAGTCATATTCACCTCCAGGGTTTGTGCTACACTTACAGTTTACACCGCGACACTTGCGGTGACTAATTCATTTAATCAGTTATCAGCTTTGTCACGATACCAAGTTCTGGATTACCTCTCTTATGAGGATTGACCCATACCTTCGCACCGTTCTTATATCTACGGTAATGACCGATCACATCATGTTGTTTCTTCTTGATCCCGCTTGATCCAGGCTCGGGCCTGCAATACTCTGGTGAAGGCAGTCGGCTCATGTTGAAGATACGCTTCCATTTAACGACATCGCCTTCCCTATAGTAGACAGAGGCTTTGTTCCTCTGTGCTGTGAAAACAGATTGTCTCTTCTTCAAGCGTGCCTGTGTCATGAGATACAAACCGAACATGATCTGAGTGATACACATCTTGTCGTCGACTGACATACTATCATATGAATTAACAGCTTTCTCAGCTACGTTCTTTTCAAACCTTCCTATCGTTTCTCCAGCAGCGTTGAACTTTACCACGAAAAGGTTTTGATCTTCTGGTGTGAAAGAACATAGAGCGCCCATGACATCTGTCTCAAACCAGAAGAAATCATAGAACTCAATTTCATTGATAGGTTCTTTCTGCTTGTTGTTCAACTTGGCGAGATACTGGTAATCAAAAGCGATGAGAACGCTTGGCTTGAACTCACTCGGGAACTTGATATTCGCCCTTGAGAATATAATCGGCTTCATAGCAACTCCTCCAATGTATCAGCAGCTTTTCGCAGCTTCGCTACCCACGCCTCCACTTGGGCTTTCTTCAATCCTGTCTGCTTGATGTCAGCCAGTATGATCTCACCGACCACGCCCTGCATTGACTTCAAAGCGCGGTTCAGTATGCCCGAAGTGTAGCTCATTCCCAGTTGCGGAACCGACCGTCGAAGAACTCCGACGCTGGCCGTATCCAGATCGGCCCAGTTCCATCATACTTCTGGTAAATCACTGCACTCTCAAGAGATGACTCGAACAGGCCATGATGCAGGATCTTGTAGTGATTGCCCGTCTTCACGTGGATCCAAAGTTGTTCCGGGTCCGGGTGGCTGCTGGGATCTTTCAGTGTCATGGAAACGCAAGTCCTCTATGTTGATATGACCTATCGGGTCTTTGGCTGCGAGATAGTATGGCTGATAGTGAGTTCCAGCCACGATGTTGCCTTCACTGTCAAGCCCAAGACAAATGCAGGTTCCGTTCGGCTTTTGGGAGACCACGACCCAGCAATCGCTAGGTCCTGGCCCCCGCCGCGGATATATGTTACCGACCAGTGTCACGCTTCACCAGTTCCAGGATCTTGTCAAACAAGAACTGCTGCATCCCACGGCTCTCGTCGGCGTAACCCATAGTGTCGTGGATCCACTCCTCATACATGGTGATAGCCAAGAAGTCACGGCCATTCGCCACGGTCTGGCGGGTGATCAGCATCTTGCCATCCTTGGCCTGTGCGTAGATACCCGGCCCGAGGTTCTCCACGAACGTGAAGTCATGCGGGTGAACAAGACAGTTCAGCGCACGGAGCATGTCACAGGCTTCGGCGACCGTCTTGGCTTGCTCTTCGTCAAGCTCGAACGTGTCCCAGTTGGTGACCTTGCGGTGCCGATGCAGCATGTCCTTGTTGCGATCGTTCATGCGGGCATTCGCCCGATGCTTTTCCAGCGCATCGAGGAATTCCTCGCTGGGGTCATAGCAGTCCGAGAAATCAACGGCAGCTTCGTGACCGTCCCAGTTGGGATCAATGATTTTCTCAGCGAACGATGGGTCGGCGATGCGAGGCAGGCGCGTGCCGAGCTTGTAGTTCATGTCATACTGAGAAGCCAGCGTGCGGTCTTCGGTCAGTGCCATGTGACACGTGAAGTTGTAGGTGAACCGGGTTGGCTTCATCAGCTTGTGAACGCGGACGCCGCGATAATAGACATACTGCGACTTGCCCCGGTGAACTTCTACGCCATCTCCGACGATCCAGGGTTCGTTCTGCAGAAAGATCTTGCCGCGCTCGGCGTGAACATCGGCGATTTCAGGACCGTTCACGATAAAGATGGTATCGTCTTCGGTGTAAACGCCGCTGACCTTGCCATATTCGTCCATGGCATTGGAGTAGAGTTCGCGGTATGCCTGCCAGACTTCCCAGTTCTTGCCGAGGTCAGTGGTGAACCCAAGCTGTTCGTCGCCCATGAAGATCATGTCGAACGACTTGCCGCGGATTTCCTTGGGCCGAGTTTCGAACTTGATGGTTTGCCCATTGGTGTGAAGCACGACTTCATGCCCAGTGCGCAGGAACGTCGCGATGGCATACTTCAGCCCAGTGCCGAAATAGCCAATCGGGTTGTCGTTGTCCTTGACAGACACACCCATTGTCCGGATGACATCCAGGTCAATGTGGCCGCTGTTGGAGAAATAGATAGGCATTGAATTCACCTCGTTGGTTGCGTTGGGGTAGTGCCTTAACACTACCCCGCGAGCGGGCCGGTGAACAGCCCTCAGTTGTCCGTGGTGATAAAAGAGCCAGACAGCTTGAAAAAGCCGTTCTTGCTCTGGCGAGCAGACTTCTGCTTGGTGTCAACTCCGATCACCTTGTAGAGCGCCCCAGTGGACAGGTGGACCAGGACGTCGTCAACAGCGACAGTTCCAGGTTTCATCTCGTAGTGGCGCTGTTCGCCATCGTTGTTGCCGCCCTGGAACCGCTGGATGCAGACGGTGTGAGGGGTGACTTCTTCGATCTCGTTCTTGTCGAACGTCTCAACTTCACCGCCGCTGCCTTTCATTTCCAGTGCGATCTTGCCAGTTGACGTCCGGGTCAAGAACGTGCCGAAACGCGGCTTGTCTTCCTTGGTTTGATAGAGTTGATTTGCCATTGCGGCCTCCTCTTGAGGATCGTAGAACACGAAGTCATCGGCTTCTCGCCATGTGCGATGTTCGGTTCCATTGTTGTAATGATAGGACATCGCCGAAGCATACATGAACCGGATATACCAGCCTTTGCGAGGACGAGCCCATTTCTTAATCTTGGGAGGTGATGTCTCCCGACTTGCACAGTCGAAATAATCCACTTCCAAGACGATGATGGGGGACTTGCCAGTTTTCAACCGGACTTTGTCCCCAGCCTTGAAACGTGGCGGATCTAACAAGGTTTGATTACCTCCTCTTCTATGGTGTAGGCGCATCCACTTGGAATATACACCGGATCATAGAACCAACCCAAGCCGACAACATAAGGATCGACGACTTGGATGGGTTCAGACGGAGCGCAGGCACTCAGCAACAGAACAATCAGTAATGCGCCCCGAAACTCAGTCACTTGTTCCGCCCAGGAGCGTTCCCGGAGTTGCCCCCAGCATTTCCTCCGTGAGACGGATCAGCCCGCCCTCCCGGATCGTTCTCGGCGTTGTTATTGCCTCCGGAGTTTCCAGGTGCGTCCTGGTCACCGTTTCCGAAGCCATTGTTGCCCTGAGGTCCGCCACGATCAGGTCCGCCTTGATCACCACCAGGACCACCAGTGTCGCTATCCCCACCAGGATCGCCACCACCATCAGGGCCACCACCGTTCCCTCCGGTGCTCGGTCCAGACCCGCCCGGTGTGTCCGGAGACCCACCAGACCCGCCGCCATCAGGAGAGCCGCCGTTGCCATCACTATCGGAATCAGAAGGAGATCCCACCCCATTATCGCCATTACGGTATTCCCCACCCGGCGATGAAAGGGGCACGATGACGGGTGGCCGAGCACACTCGTCTTCCTGCGTGCCGAACTTCGTCCATTCCTGGGCTTCCCGATCACAGATCGGCTGGGGCGCGGCACACGCTCCCAAGAATGCCAGGAAACTCACTCCTGCTAGAAATCGCATGTTCATTACTCCTTTACCCTGCGATTGCTTTACGGCCACCAGGACCAGACTTCAGCGGGCGATTCAGGTTGACCCTATCACCAGCTTTGCGCCCCTCCGCCATAGCGGACCCATCAGCGCGGATACCCCTGCTGCGACCCTGCCGCAGTTGAAGTCCAGGGAGCATCTCTTTCATGCTAGCCTCAATGACGGCATACTTCTTGACCACGAGGTCGGTGCCAGTGCTGTCAGTTTTGACTTCACGGGCTTCCATCAGCTCACGGATTTTCTCGTTGACACGTTCGGCCATGCCCAGCATGAACGACCAGTATTCGGTGTGACGCGAGACGCCCGGACGCGGCGGGTTCTTGGGCAGGTAGTCCTTCCACTCGCGGTTCATGGAGTCATGCACAAGTTTCAGCAGAAACTCATACATCTCAACGTCGCCGTTGAACCCAAAGCCATTGGAAGTTTGAGTTCGGCTGGAATACCACGTCACAACGCCGCAGAACTCACCGATGGTCCTGCTACACCATTTCGCGCACGGGTGCTGCGTTTTGATGCCATACTTGAATTCGCCAGCCCGCATGTCGCGCTTGGCTTCAGCGACCTCCAGGTCTGCTTCGGTCAGGCCATGCTCGGCCATCAGCTTGTCGGCTTTCGCTAGAGCGGCCATTACTTCAGCTTCGGAAGCTCCGCGCTCTTCGATCATGTTGCGCAGGGCCAGGATTTTGGCACGGATATCAGACATTGTTCACCTCGTTGGGTTGGTTGCGTTATTGAGACAATACTAACCCGTGAGGCTTGCGGTGATAAGTCTTATTTCTCTATACGCTCGCACGCGCGTATATATAATGTCGGACTAGCTGTAGTCATTGACTGGTGAACCGTCTGGGTGGCAAATGTAGACTCCGAACCACTCTTGGCCGTCCATAATGTCGAGATACTGGAGGTTCGCATTTACCCAATCGTAGAACCGAGGATCACGGATCCATTCATAGCGGAACGTAAATTCTGTGCGCTGCTCTTTGATGAAGATCGCCCAGCGCTCCTTGGCGTCGATGGGGACTTTCGCCCCCATCGCCTTGCGGCACTTCTCCCGGAGGATCTCATGCGTGATCATGTCGGGATAAGACCTTTTGCGATCTGGTTGTTGCGCCGCCGCTCTTCTCGTGCCATAGCACGCAGAGCTTTGAAATCACGGCGCTCAGCAGCGCGGCGAACCTGCCTGGAAGGTGGACGCTCGATAGTCGGAATATCGCGGTTCGCTTTCTGCTTCTTGCGGAGCCGCTCAGCAGCCCGCGTCTCACCAGCCCGTGCAGGCTCAGGGTTTGCGAAGGTGATGTTCCAGTTGTTCATGATCAGCGTCTCTGCCGTTGTCAACGTCGGCGACGGGAACGCCTCGGTTTTCTTGACCCGCTTCTTCTTCTTGCGGTTCGGCATCAGCCGCTTGAATTTCTGCCACAGTTTCATTAGAATAGTTTCCCTTGCTCTGGTTCCATGTCATCGACGTCTCTGAAGCCTAGGAACACCGGGAACCTCGGTGCATCCTTCACTCCGACTTCAAAGTATTTGAACTTGACAACCTTGCCGATAAGACTGTCCCGACGTTGCCAAAGATTTAACCTTTGCTGAGCAGTAAGACCCGTGCCGATTCGGACAAACTCACTCGTCAAATTTGGGACGTTGTGTCTGACTTCAAAAGCGCCGAGCGTGCCTTTGCCGATCAGGTTTTCTTTGTGGCCGCTGTGCTCTGTGTAGCCGAGTTCGTTGATGGTCGCTGGATTGGCGTTGTGCATTTCTTCATGAACATCAACGATAACGCCCTCTGCATCGGCGAACCGTTTCAGCTTGATCAGCTCACCCTTGGTCGGCGTGCCACGACCTTTCTTGTAGAAAGCATCACGCCTCCGAAGGATTACACCTTCGTGACCCTCGGCCAGCTTCTTGGCTTCATACTCATTGAGCATGTCCATGTCTGAGAGCAGCGAGGTTTGCACAATCTGGATCCATTCAGGAAACACCGACATACGCCCAAGGAGAGCGCCGTAGCGGTCGTCGTAATCGCCATCATGGTTCCACAAATCAAAGACTTGCAGCGTCGCGTAATGTGCGTCATCGCTATCATAGCTCATGACAGCGGAACTGGTTCTGCGGTAGCAATCCTCGGCGGTTGCATCTCCCACAATAATCTCCGCATCCAATCCCACAATTTTATCTCCGACATTATCCAGGAGATTTCGTATCTGGGATTGTATGATGGAATTTCGCACAGGCTTCAAGCTGCGCGTGTAGGCATAGCCATCCTCACCGATAAGGACACGTATGCCATCCAGCTTGGGTTGCGCCCAGAACGGGAACATATCTCCGTTCTTGGCTTCGTCCCACTTGCTTGCGAGCATTGGTTTCATCAGTCGTGTAGTCTCCTCATTGATTGAAGGATGGATTGCTCCTCCTCGGGTGTGCAGTCAAGTATCTCGAACAAGACACGGCCCTTGCTTGGGTCGGTCTCAGCTTGCTGCTTTGTTACCTGATCTTCGAACAGAACCAAGCTGCTTTCAAAGCAACAGTGGTTTGTCACTGACCACGGTATCATCCAGACTTTACTCAGCATTATAGCTCCGATAGTTTGTCACGATCCAACGTCACGCGAGGGCCGCAAAATTTTTGCCTAACAGGTGCAACATACCTTGCGACACCGCGCCTGACCACGGCAACCTATCCAGCCGGGGCAGGGTATATATCCCATGCCAGCGGAGGCGTCCGGAGGCCATCCAGGAGCGCCCTGGACGTGTTGCCCGCACCCTTACCCTACCGCCAGCATCCAGCGGCCTCTGAGGGCGCTCTGAGCAGTCGTTAAAACGGCACTTCACCGGGCTTGTCCTCGTCGAGTTCCATTTGGGCCGGATCGTCCCACTCTACCCTACCGTGGGCTTTCTCCCATGCCTCGCGACACTGGTCCAAAGTTCCGAAGTCGTAGAAGGCCATGCGCTTGCTGACTTTGCGAGATGAACCATAGCCATCGTCAATCTCGACTGTTCCGCGCCGCCTGACTTTCTGCAAGTGTGGACACATGCGAGATAGGAACCTGCCCAGAGCAGTTTCGTTACCTCTCCGATTGAACCGCCACAGTTCCATATATCTGATGAAATCCTGTGTGATCTTGTCGGCTGGTGTGAACCTCTCCCACTCATCATCGGTATCAAGCAATCTGCCGTCTTGCAGCTTGCGGAACCACCACTCTTCGTCGTAGTTCATGGACAGCAGTTTCTGCTCTTGCAACGCATCAGTCTGCGGAACGTTGCGCACCTGGAAGTTGCTTATGTCCACCGATTGCAGATAGTAGAGCAGAGCTTCATAGCCGCCATTTTCCATCTGTTCATTGAGACGCCCAAAGAACTCAGCATTCTGTCGCTTGCCCTCGCCGACATTGAGAACAAAGTAGCGTCGTTCGTCTCCGGTTGCACGAATAACGTGCGGATCGTTGGACGCCATAATCATATGCACGAAGTTGGGCTGCGCTTCTACATCGTAGCCCTTCTTTTCAATTGGTAGGATATCCTCGGTGATCAGCATCTTGAGCACTGACTCGTGAGACTTATCACCAGCAAAGAACGCTTCGTCAGCGAACAACATGCAGCAGTCTTGAAGGTGTGCGTTGAAGTTGCCGACTAGATGCTTCGCGTTGGCAATGTGCAGGAAGTGTCGCCCAAAGAGACGTCCGAATGTCCTGGCGAACCAGCCCTTACCTGTCCCTTTGCCGCCTCGCAGAACGACAGCTACCTCTCCAGCACTCGCAGGCTCTTGCACAGCCCGCGCCATCCAACAGATCAGATATTCGTAGTAGATTTCATTGCCGTTGCAGATGTTCTCTTTAACATGCTGGAGATACAGACTACAATCACCAGGAACACTCTCGTAAGCGAAACCACGCCACAAGTTGTAGACACCATCTTTCTCAATGAGAGGCATGAACCGCATCGTGTCATACTGGCGGCGCATGGGATGCTTGAGCCAATACTTGCCGAGTTCTTCGGTGACGTCGCCACCTTCTTTAGTCGTGCCGACTTTTATTCGCTTGTGCATGTATCGCTGACGGATACTGTCAAAGCTGGACATTGTCAGCTTCGTGCGTTTGAAAGTCTGATTGTTATGCAGCTTGAGGTGATCGTCGATCTCCTCGATGACCGCAGTCTTGCCACCAATGTTACCGATCACAGCATGTCGGTCGTTCATCATGAGCAGATTGGGGTCTTCAGCATATTGCTTGGCCCGTGCGATCTGCCGACGCGCATACCTGTCTGCACCAGACTTGAGTTCAAGCACACTATCTGAGATCCGCCAACCGGGGTCCGTGAGAATACTGTAGATTACACTGTCAGGCACGCCGCAGCGAGCCAGACCGCAGCAGCAGTCGAACACCCAAGCAGACCTGGAGTTGTCCTTCTCCTTGGGCTGGTCTGGATGGTGGCCCTGCGCAATGATAATCTTGATCCTGTCAGGCACTGACCATTCGTCGAGTTCCGTCAGGTCTGCAATTTTCTCAATGTTGCCTGCATCAATATCAACGCCCTGTTCCTTGCCACCGTCCATCATAGATGCAGACGATTGCACCCCGGCAGCTTTCTTGAAGTCGCTGATATCGTAAACAGCTTTCGGATCAAAGTGAAGCAGCTTGGCTTCTACTTCAACCCGGCCTTTCTTGCGCTTTTGCGGATTAGGAATGTTGATCGTGCCGGGTAGGCGTGCGATGCGATCGATGTTGAAGCAGTGATCGCCTCCGAACACCTGCTCCAATCGCTTATTGTATGCCTCGAAGTCTTCCCACTTTGACTCGGTGCCTTCAATGAGCACTGGGTCTTTCAACTTCCAGAAGCCCCAGTATCCATTTCCTGAGAACACAATGGCTGTCGGCTTGGGCATACCTTTCGGCAGCTTGTCGGTAAGCTGAGACAGCATCATATCAAGGTCGCGGTCTAGACCCTCTCTATCAGTGGCGTTGCTGTCAATGTCAACATGCAGCCAAGCACCGTGACTGATGTCAGTTTTCGCAGGCTTTGTGCTGATTGGATGGGTAGTATCGTTGACCAGGAAATACAGATTACGCTTGCCGTTCTCCCGCTCAACAAAAGCCAGAGCTTCTTTCTCACTGGTGTAGGTCTCAAAGGTTACACCCTTCCGGTCGGGAGCAATAGCGCCCAAAGTCCATGGACCGCCCGGTTTGAACTTCTTCAAGAAGTCGATGGCTGACTTACTGTTCCCTTCCATTTTCACCCCAATAGATTACCAGTCTGTCTGGACAGACCTTGCCTTGTTCCATCATGTTATACCAGTATCGCGAGACACCTGCCTGCTCAGCGCACATTGGGATTGTCCACCCAGAACGCCGCCTCAATATGAAGCAGATCTCGTGTGAATACAGGTCTCCGATGAAAGGCATTTCCTTCAGACTGCATTTCGTTTCTTGTCGCTCCAGTGCTGTGTAGGCTGTGATGCTCATACCCAGCACGGGACCAGCTTCTCTCTGCGTATATCCTTCTCGCCGCCGCCATATCAGGAGACGTTCGCCCAGTGTGAGGCTGGATACGGTGAGATTAGGAAGTCGCACAGTTCCTTCTGAGGTAGAGACTTCTCGAACACCTTCAATGCCCATTCGTGCATCTCTGGTCGTGTCATGTTGTCCCATAGGTTATTCACCTTCAACGTGGTTGCGGAGAAAAAGAACCACGACGTGCTGACCTTGCAGCAGACCAGACTGATGCCGCCACGCTTCTCTCTGCGATAAGCCCAGACCTGCTGCTCTTTCGTCCACGGGTGAGGGAACTTCACCGGATTGGTGTCTGCTCCTTTGGGCCACGCTTTCATCGCTTTGCATTCAATCCATCCGCAGATGTAGTTTACATCAGGGATGCCGAGGCCAGTCATGGGTGACTCAATGGCGACGGCATCCAATGAGGCGGCGCGTTTGATCAGCGTCGCCTTCGCGCTGTTCTCTGACATGAAGCTCTCCAGGCTTATGGGTTGGCTTTTAGCTTACCCCAGCGCCCAGTCAGCCGCAAGTCTAACCTTTCTCCAGGATAGGCTTGACTGGTCCGCGTTTCTGGTCTTGATACTTTCCTTCGTAGCCGACAGTATCATCGTCCACAAAGTGAAAGATCACCTGAGCGATAGGCATTCCACGCTCAATAGTAAGAGCCTCGTTGCCATGATTTGTCAGCTCTAGTGTGAGCCAGCCCTGCCAGCCGGGTTCTATCACAGTGTTCTGACACGCCAGCCCGAGACGCGCCCACGTTGACTTATCGTGGACAATTCCCAGGACATCAGGCGGCATGACGAACCTCTCGATCGTAGAGGCCAGCAGGAACTGACCGGGCAAGAGTTGAACGGCAGGCATGTGACCATGCTCGTCGAACTCTACCCTGACATCATAGCCCGCTGGTCCACAGCCGAAGGTCATACCTTTGTGCCGAGTCCGACTATAGAATGGATCCATGATGCCGAGCTTCTGGATGGTCTTACCACTGAGTATCATGATTACCTCTCGTAAGTTGCGAGCGTTTGCCACAGGCTATCGTTGTCAAGCCGCGGAGGGATCTTGGCGGTGAACCCTTCCGAAAGCATGAAGGTATGGAGTTCCTTTGCTTCCTTCAGGCCGAAGCCATTGATGTGGATTTCCAGTGCGACTTGGCGCAGGTCGGGATACGCGCCGATCAGAGACTGGATGAACTCATACTCGGCACCCTCGCAGTCGATCTTGGCGACATCGATCACAGGATGCTTGCTCTTGAGAGTGTCCACGCCCATGAAGCTGATAGGCACGGCCACACGGCCACGGCGAGGCGTCGTGCTGGAGTTGCCGGGGTTCTTGCCAGTCTTGCTGAGATACATCTCACCTTCGCCACTTGGCCCGCTACGAAGCGCAGCGTTGTAGACTGTCGCAGCGTTGAACCCGTCTGCTTCGTAGGGGCTGACGTTGAGCGTGAGCATTTTCCAGTTGTTGATTTCCGGCTCCAGAGCGATGACGTGCAGCGGCTTTCGCTGGAGCGCCCAGCAGGTGAAGCACCCGATGTTCGCACCGATATCAAGAACAACGCGGCCTTCTACATCGAGTTGACCATAGCTGCGGTTGATCTCTTTCATGACATAGTGGTCATAGGTTCCGACCCGGCCAATCATCGGCTGAGAAAAGCCCTTGGCCTCCATGTTGAATGTCTCCCGCTCTTCGAACTCACCGTCCACGAGGACGCCATACTTTTCCATCAGTCTACTCCTTTGATCTCGCCCCAGCTTGGGCCAACTTCCGTGTCCACTTTGAACGGCACCCAGAGCTTGCCGGGATGCGCGTCGATGATACAGTCTCGCATGATATCGCCTGCCGCCTTGGCCTCAGCGACTGAACCATAGCTTCCGTCAGTCTCATCATGCACCTGCAACTGCAAGAAATAACCAGCGCGATCTAACTCACAGAGAGCTAGCTTGGTCTGGTCTGCGCTGCTTCCCTGGATGATCCGGTTCAGAGCCTTGTGCGTATAGTCGAACGTCCCGTCATCACGACGCTCAAAGTTCAACCTGCGGCCCAGGATGGTGAATACACAGCCACGAGCCTCAGCTCTTTGGGTCGCAGCCTTGGCAAGTTCACGCACATACGGAACTTCATTGTCAAAGTTATCGAGGATTTCCTGACCCTCTTCGCCAGCCATCTCACGGACGAAGCCTTTCTGGATTTCCATTTTGTAGGCCATCGCCTCTCGTTGAGTATCGAAATACTCAACTCGGCGATCTCTACCCCAGCCGTAAGTCACACCCCAGCGAGTAGGCTGGCCGATATCGTGACAGAGCTTGGCTCCACCTTCACCGTAACACAGCCCAAGGAAGATGTTCTTGGAGTAGCCGCGATGAACCTTATACTTTCCTTTCGGATCGTTCAAGAACCATTGGTCAACCTGCTCGTCACCATAGACCAGTCGGGTCATCATATCGTGGTTGTCTGTGCTTGGGTCGTCTTGGTATCGCTTGGCAGCTTCCCTCGCTCTGGGTAGATCCATAACCGCCGCGAAATGAGTCGTCCATCTAGGCTCTTGCTGACTATAGTCATTACAGCCCCAGATTGCTCCCTCTTCAGGTATAAAGATCTTGCGCCACTCGCCAGCGATCTCAGGGTCTCGATCAGGGCTTGGCTGCTGTTGAAGGTTAGGGTCTGCGGCACTGAGCCTGCCGAATCGAACTCCCACAGTCTCACCGTCGGAGTCAGACATTGCCATTTGTCTAAACGAGCAATGCAGTCTTTCTCCGACAGCATACTTCCGTATAGACGATGCGAACGTAGTCCTGAGTTTGTTAACCTTCCTAGCTCGTAGAATAGCTTGCGGAACCACATGGTCGCTGCCTCCCAATAGGAACTTGTCAATAGATGGTGCGCCCTGCGCCGTGCGAGGTATGGTCATGCCAATGGCTTCAAGAGCCGGGGCAAGAGCGCCGGGTTTCCATACGTCTCCGAACCCAATGCGGATACCTGTCTCGTGACGGATCAGGTCTAGTGCTTCACGCTCTTCTCCCTCGGTCCAACGCTCGATCTCTTCTAGCTTGTCGAAGTCAATTCGAACACCACGCCGACGCATACGAACCAGCACTGGTAGAGTTCGGCTCTCCAAGTCCCAGATCTGCCGGAGACCATCTCGTTCAATGATCTCTTCCTGCTTACGCAAGATCTCTAGAGGGGACGCAACATCTTGCTCTCCGTATTCACCGACATACCTGCCGGGTAGTCTCCAGAGACCTTTCTTCGGATCAAGACCGTGAGCCCTTGCAGCTTCCAGAAGTGTTTGTTCATCCTTAGCCTCGATCCCATGTCGCTTTCCGATAGCGTCCAGGGAGTAGCTGCGATGGAGTTCGTAGATGATTGGGTCTGCAAGCTGAATGTCGCGGAATGTCGCATCTTCGTGCCATTCAAATCCGTCGTTATATCCATAATCAATATCGTAGGCAAGGTTGGCTCCCACGAACTCTCCAGTAAAAGAAGCAATTTGTTCTCTAAGATACCTAAGAGTGCCTTGGAGATCGAGGTTGTCGCCGCCTTCATGGCGGATCGGGAGGTAGTGTTTTGGGCCTCCGTCAATCGCGAACGCCCACCCAACGGTATATCCGTCACGAAGACTTCCGGGTCCCAGCTTGTTTCCAATAGATGGGTCTCGCGTTTCTGCATCAATTGCAATCCTTTTAGCGCCCTTCCAACTGGGCAAATCAGATAGTGACGGGGGACGCCACTCTGCCTCTGGCATGAAAAACCCAAGCTGAAGCGCCCCACCGTCGTTCGGGTCAGATTTCTTGCGTGCGACCATTACTGCCTCTTATGAAGGGTGAAGTCTGCTTCGGGACGTTCAGGGTAGCCTTCTTCGGCAGCGTCATACCCAAACGGGTGTTCCATGCCTAATGCCGACTGCTCAGAGCGCCCTGTGGACGCGCTGGATGCCGCGCCCTGCCCTACCCTACCACCAGCACGTCCAGGGGCCTCCTGCCCCTGCTCTGCGTGCGCTACGGCAAGCTCCCGCACCGCCTGCGCCCGTGCAATGGCAAGGCTGAGGTCCACGTCGTTCTGCCAGCCGCTTGCGGCCCACATGAACTCGGCTTCCACGCCCTTGATACCGTTCGCGTCCAGCCACATCTGCGTCTGCTTGGCAGCGAACTCTTCGTGCAGCGGGTCTTGGAACAGAGACCGGTTCGGATACCGACCGTCGGCCCATGCCTCTTTGGCCTTGATCAGATAGTGGATTGCTTTCTCCACATCTTGCACGCCATTCTTGCCGCGCCAGCGCGTGACATACTTGGTCGCCGCACTTTCAAGGTAGCCGAGCCGAATGTTGATGGCCCAGTCCCAATGCTGATAATCGCTCTGGTAGTGAGAGCCACCGACCTGCATCATGTTCGCAACTGTTTTCATATCTGGATCCTGATTTACATAGTGTCTGTCTGGTCCACCACATTCGCACATGCGTTTGTCGTGACCACATTGATCGCAATTACTGTGACCCACTACAAGTCTCCGAGATCAGGCAGCATGGACCAGTCGTCACCGAAGCTCTCCCAGTATGCGTCAAGCACAGCAGGAGCGAACCGGGCAGCATCACGCTTCACATATTTGTGAATACGTTCAAGCATGACTTCCATGTTGCGGTTGCCGATATGGATCTGGTCCCGACAGAACAAGGCCAGTTCGAAGATGTCCAAGCCAGCGAGCCACATAGCTTCGTCTTTGCTGAGGGCAATGGCATGGTCGTAGCCCAGCGTGTCCACGAGGATGTCGTGCTCTATTTGGGCGAGGTTGTCTTTGTCTACAACGCCGAACCATTTGGGCGGAGCCGGAATATCACCAGTCAGCCGCTCCGGTGCATCGTGTTCAAGGATAGCCCAAACGAGAGGCAGCGGTGCATCGGGCCAGAGGATGCGAAGCATGGACAGCATGTTGAACTTGTGAATGCCGACGTTGTATTCGCCGATAATCGGGACGGTGTGGCAGCGGCGAACCGCCCCTGCCTCTCGCATGAACTTGATCTTGCGCGTTGTCGTTGTCGCGTGCTGATATACATTCATTGCGCTCTCCGTTCAAGCCATTCTACACATGCCTTGCGCCAATCAGGAGCAAGGATCTGGTGAGCAAGTTCCAGCGCCTTGTCGTAGTGCAGCGGGTCTTCACGGTTTTTCCATGCGTGCCAGGATTGCAGCATCGGCACGGCTGTTTTCTTGAAGAACTTGTCGCGCAGGCCGATAGCAGGACCAACGTCCATGAACATTTCCAGATCTTGGAACCAGTCCTCAATTGGACCATTCACCATCGGCAACGGCGAAACTTCGCCAAGCTCATATGGATCAAAGCCGGGGCTGATGTCAAACAGACCAGCGTGCTTCTCGAGAGTTGCATGATACCCATGGAAGTTCGTGCTGACCTGCCAATAGCCGCCCATCGGCACACCGATCCATGCGGCCATCACTTCCTGCATCATAGAGAAGTGAACTGCGTTCGCACCATAGGCACCCCAGATCATGTCGTTGCTGCGATTGAACACAGTCATGTCCAGCTTGCCATACGGGTTCACACGCAGCGTGCAGATCAGGTTGCAAGGGAAATCCTTGCCGTTCAGGCCGAGGTCGCTCTCTACGTCCCACATTTGCAACACGACCCGCCTGTCGTCTGGGTTCTGCCGCAGCAGGTTGGCGATCGTCTCCAGTTGATCGATCACGCCGACTTCACGCTTGATGCCATCGGGCATCTGCTCATGAACGCCGAACCAGCCGCGCCACCGCTTTCCGTAGCCACCGTGGAAAGTGACACCGTCATCGCTATAGTTCGCGATGTTGCTGGAGAACTGGCTGATCCAGTCCACATCATTTCGGCCTGCGAGCATCCATAGACCTTCCATGAAGTGGAAGTATGGGTTGGCGTCCCGCTCTGCGTAGAACAGGACGCGCTCCTCCGGGTGCTTGTAGTGAGTGGTGACTGGTCCTGGGAACACCCGGACAGGACCATTCCGTGAGTCGCGTTCAACGCCTTCTGCTTTCAGGGCTTGCAGCCCAATGAGAAGGGCGTCGTTCACGCCGCGTGCGCTGATGACTTTCATACGAGAACTCCATAATGGTCGAACATCAGATCGTCGTATTTCTGATGCAGGTTGGGATCAACGGCTCCAGTCTCCGTATGGATGTCACCGTTTGCGAGGTTGATAACCCTGTTCGCTACAGCCTTCCGGTCGAACTGGAGCAGGATATCGTGGGCTGCGTCCTGGAACTTGCGAGCCTGCATTGCAGACATGTGGCTCGTCTCCAGAATGATGTCAGCGTAGTCCTGCGGGTCGCGTGCATCATCAAGCGGAACATAGTGCTGATCAGGCACGAACAGGCTTGTCCCCATGCCTCGCTTGTGAGCCACAGGCACCGCGCCACGGATCATAGCGTCCACGGCCACACGGTTCCAGTGTCCGCCGATCTTGCTGTATTTCTTGGACCAGCTTGGATCAACCAGAACCCGAGCCATGTGCAGCCATTCGTCCACGTCTGCTGTCGGCCAGTAGTCGTGATACTTCATGCCGTTCTCCAACGCCACGTCCCAGAACTTGCGGGTGTGAAACGGCTTGTCCGGATCGTCGTGGAAATAGGCAGGCTTGCACTTGTCTTCGCTGGTCATGTATTGATACTCGATCCCCTTGCCAGCGACTTCGCGCAGTTCTCCCGGCATACGAGGCGGCATGTATGCGATAGACTGCACCAGTTCATGGACATGCTTCCATGCTTTGAATGTCTGCATGTTGACAAAGCCAGCGTGCTTGTCTTCCCAGTCGTTGATAGTGCGAATCGGCTTGAACTGCGGGTTCACCACCAAGGCACGCGGAATAGGAAAGATGTCGGCGGAGTTGAGCGCACATTCGTGAACACAAGCCAGCCCAGACAGATGCTCGGCAACGTGATACAGATGCAGAGCATTGCTCTTGGCGTTGCCATCGTGAATGAACGCAACCTGCTTGACCTCTGGCTCCAGTGCATAGAGTTCAGGCCACTTGTCGTTGCCGAGTTGCTGCTTGTTCTTGGGAGGAACTGGCACTGTCCAGATCACTAGATCGTAGTGGTTCAGGATGTGCTTGGCATTTGCAAGACCTGCCGAGGTCTTATAGGAGAGGCGGGCAGACTTCGGGAAGTTCCAGCCTTTTCCTTGGGCGAATGGAATGCCGCTGGGTCCACCGTGTTCAAAGTTTCCCGAGCGTGCTTGGCCGTGAGCGTTGTCCGCGTAGACCAGTTCGTAGAGATGCGCTTCGTGTCCGAGATCTTGGAAGCCCCCAATCAACTGTTCGGTGTGATTGATAATGCCGCCGAGATCCATGCACGAATGCAGCGCGATAGCTATTTTCATGATGAGCTCCAGGTTATGCAGTATGGCCCACCATAGCGGCAGGCCACACAAAAGACAACTACTGTTTTGTCTTCTTGAACGCCATGATGAGGATTATCAGAGGCGTGAACCCGACGAACAAAAAGCCGAAGGCTGCGACCAGCGGGTGCATCTTGGGCTTCTTGCCCTTGACGATCTGGTCGGCATACCACCCAATGAACAAGGCATACATGCCGAACCAGTAAATCGCCAGCCAGAGAACCCAGTCAGGTAGGAGCACGATACTTGCTCCGCGGCTTACCCTGCCCGAGCCTGACCCGTTCATACTTGTCGAACTCACACAAGCCGAACTGGATATCAGTTGGAGACAGGGTGAACTCATGCCCAAAGAAGTTCGCCTGCTCATGCCAGAGCCACATGATGCAGGAGAAAGCCTTGTCGTTCTTGAGAGGCTTTGCTGAGTCGTCTCCGAGAACACGGGCTGCTCCACGCAGAGCACCGGGGCCGATAGGCGTCCAGTCGTTCCAGTCGGCAGGGAAGGACATACGCTCGTTGTGGGCACGGTTTTCCCAGAAACCAGTATAGGTCGTGTCCAGCAGAACTTCCTTGGTCATGAAGCCAGTGCCTCCGAACCCTTGAATCTGCATCATACGACGAGCCACCTTCTCCCAGGACTGAGTGGTCTGTGCCAGCTTCACGATCTCCGGCGTCGCTTCCCACAAAGCCTTGAGAAAGTAATTGACCACCACTTCTTGTTTCGGTGCCGATATGCCCTGATTTGTGATGACATACGCCCCGGTGAATACTCGCTCACGGTTTGCAAGTCGGTCCGTCGCGGTGTCCTCGATGAACTCAAAGTCGAACTCCTCGTAGTTGTTCCAGCCGATCGCCGATGCGAACTCGTAAGTCCCAAAGTAGCGGAACGTTGCGCAGTTCATGAGGATTGCACGGCGATCATCATCGTAGTTCGGTGTGTAGAACCGTTCTCTCAACTCCATGCTGGTTCGGTCGTGTTGTCTCCGAACGTTGGTGAATTTGAAGGTCTGAAGAATGTGGTCTTCAGTCCACGGAAAGAAATCGCCCGCCTCCTTTCGAAGGCGGACGTTCTCGCGTTCAGTGAGGTAATCAAAGAACGCTGGTGCGCGAGCAACGCTCATTACTCAGCGGCCTTGGCAGCGGCTTCCTTCTCGGCAGCCTTTGCCTTCTTGGCGGCTTCGCGTTCAGCAGCTTTCGCCGCCTTGGCTTCCTCGCGTTCCTTTTTCTTGGCTTCCCGCTCGGCCTCGCGGGCAGCTTTCGCTTCCTCGCGCTCCTTGCGCTGCCGTTCCTTGGCGACGTCGGGGTCTTCGCGCCCGTGCTTCTTATACCATGCGGCACGCCGCTCGGCATACTCTTCGTCGTTGGCCGGAACGACCTGGACGTAGCCCTGCTTCTCCCAGTTGTAGATGTCCCAGGGAAGGGTGCCTTCGCCCTCGATCGCGTCGATGATCATCATGCCGTCCTTGTAGTTGCCCGAACGGTGAGAGCGATCTTCCTCGCCGTCGAACGGCTTGACGATCTTCATCGTGTCGAACATCTTGCGGGTCGGACGCTTGACGTGCTGGGCTTCGGCGGGCTTCGCGAGCTTGCGCTCCTTCGGCTCCTTCTTGGCCTTGGCTTTCTTGGGCTTCTCACCCTCGCCAGCTTCGTCGGACGCAGACGCTTCGTATTTCTGAAGCGCCTTCATGGTCTGGTCGACCGCGGTCGCATGATCCTTGAACTGCTTGACCGACGCCACGCCGAGGTTCGACGCGATGAGGTTGCGCAGCGAGAGCAGGTCTTCGACAGACATGTTCTCCAGGTCGGCGCGATTGTAGGATTTGTCCAGGAATTGGATTGCTTCGGTGCTCATTGGTCTGTGACTCCATTTCTACCATATGGTGTTGGTCGCTGCTTGCGGCCAATATCAGAACAGTAACCGTTCGGACCTCTGGCCGCAAGCATTATTTGTCCACAGGCCGAGGGTTTTAGTCCTCGGCACAAGCGCCCGTGCGCTGACCAGTTTCAGGATCCCAGCCGCAGGCACCACCGTCTTCCAACGATGCCATTTCATCGTGATCTGCCTTGACTTCTTTCTTGGCAGACTGGATAGGCTCGTCGTATTTCCCGGCCGGACGGTAGGTCGTGCAACCCTTGGCTCCACCTTCGTAGGCCATGAGATACAGATCCTTGAAGTCGTCGAACGAGAAGTTGCTCGGCACATTCACCGTCTTCGAGCAAGCGGAGTCGATGTGCATTTGGGCTGTCGTGAGGACACCGATATGTTCAGCAGCAGTGATGCCACCATCCATGACAGTGCGACCATGAACGCCCAAGTGAGCGACACCGTAGTCCGGCACAGTGACGATCCGGTGACCACCCGGCACGATGACACGACGCGACTGTTCGTAGTCCAGGACTGGCTCGATACCGGACGAGACGTTGTCAGCGGTGAACGAGATTGTGCCTGTCGGTGCAATCGATGTCAGGTGGCTGTTGCGGATGCCATACTTGCGGATCATGTCCTTGGTCTCGTCCCACAGACCAGCAACGAACTCGCTCGCCATGTAGCGTTCTTCGTCGTAGAGCGGGAAGCTGCCTTTCTCTGCTGCCAGCTTCGCAGAAGCCTGATAGCAGTGATTGGTTACGAAGGCCATGATCTCCTCTTCTTTGGAGAGGAACTCAGGCGTGCCGTAGGGGAAACCCATAGCTTCCAGAGCGTTGGCGACCCCGGTGTGACCGAGACCCATGCGCCGTTTCCGTTGGGCTTCCAGACGTTGCTGGGGCAGAGGGTAACGGCTCCGATCCACCACGTTGTCCATTGCGCGGACTACATGTGGAATGTCGGCTTCCAACTGATCGTAGTCGAACCAGTAGTTACCGTCGGCATCTTTGCGGAGATACTTCACCCAGTTGAAGCTGCCCAAAAGACAGGCACCATACGGAGGGAGAGGCTGCTCGCCGCAAGGATTGGTGGCTGCGATCGTCTCGCAATAGTAGAGGTTGTTCATGCGATTGATCTGGTCGATGAACAGAACACCCGGCTCTGCCCAGTCGTAGGTTCCACGCATGATCATGTCCCACAGAGCGAGCGGATCGACCTCGCGATAAACCTTGCCGCCGAACTGAAGCGGGAAAGGCTTGCCGGATGCGAGGCACTCCATGAACTTGTCGGTAACAGCGATCGACATGTTGAAACCACGAAGCGGACGCATGTCCCACGGGATACTGTCGTCGGCGACCTGCTTGGCACGAATGAACGCCTCGATGTCCGGATGGTCGATCCGCATGACGAGCATTTGTGCGCCGCGTCTGTTGCCCGCAGAGGACGTCGCCCTGCATACAGCATCATATATAGGGGCAAAGGCAAGAGGACCGTCTGTGGTGCTCTGCACGCCTCTGATAAGGTCGCCAGAGGGCCGCAACGTGCTGATGTCGTAGCCCACGCCGCCACCCTGACGCATCGTAATGGCCGCGTTCTTCGCGGTGTCCATAATGCTGAGGGCAGGGTGCTGCCCAGCACGGAGAGCCTTGATCTCTTCCTCACTGGGACCGTCGGTGAAACTGTCGTGAATGGTAGCCATCACGAAGCAGTTGTAGAGTGTCACATTCTTGAGGGAACCTGCCCCTGCCTGAACGCGACCCGGTGGCATAAACCGTTGATCGATGCTGATTTCACGGAAGGCCATGTAGTGATCGTGCCCGTCTTGCAAGAAGCCTGACCAGCGGTTCGCTGCTTCGCGGAAGTTTTCATTTTCCCCGCGATACTTCTCGGCATGAACGAGGTCACAATCCGGATTGGTTGGACCATACATTCTTTTTCGCTCCATTGAGTTTCCTTTCAGTCGTGCATATCAACAACGGTCACATCAGTGGCCGCTCGGGTTATCGCGGTATAGAGCCAGCGTTGCCGTGCTTGCTTCGGCCCCCAGCTTTCATCGAACACGGCCACACTGTCCCATTGAGAACCTTGTGACTTGTGAACGGTGAGTGCATATCCATAATCGAACTCTTGCCCTTCGGACCGGAGCCAGTATTGGGTATCAAGCTCTTTCCCACGGCCGAGAAAGTGCTGTTCTAGGGCGGCGACTTCCACGTCCCCTGCATTGGGGTTGTCCTCGGACCTGACAGTCATATGGACTTTACCGTCCATAACACCATCAACACCAGTTGTCTGGAAGATAGCGCCGTTTAGCAAGCCTAGCTCAGAATTATTGCGGAGGCAAACCAAACGGTCACCGACTACAGGGTAGTCACCGTCGTGATTGATGAACTGACGAACACGCCTGTTCATAGCATGACGAGTCTTGTTCTTGCCCACCAGTAGCTGATCGAAGCCGAGAACAGTTTCCTGATCAAGCTTCGTGCCGTATGGGTGAACATGACAGTTGTCGCCCCAGTCGCCAAGTTCCAAGCGTTTACCTTCGCGAACGTCAGTAGCCATTCGGAGGATCGCGCTCTCTTTGGCCTGTCGGTGGATCTCATCGAGCATTACGTCAGGCTTGACATTCTCGGTGAAATACCCAGCAGCGCCAACGGGTGGAAGCTGAGCAGGATCGCCCAAGACGAGCACGGGCGTTCCAAACGACAGGAGGTCTTGCCCCATAGTCGCATCAACCATGGAACACTCGTCGATAATCACCAGCGAAGCATCACGAACATCGCTCTCCGTGTTCAGGATGAACATGGGTTGATTGGCGTTCTTGGCCTCTTCCTCGATGTCGCGATTGAGCGCTCTCACCTTTGGGTGATTGTCGATATACTCTTGATCCATGTCTTTCATAGACACAAGCAACTCGGCCAGTTCAACCTTGAGTTCATCAAGACGGGCCTTGCTCTTGTCGCGGCTGCGATAGATCAATGAGTGGATAGTCGAGGCGTTGGAACACCCCTTAGTCTGTAGGACGTGCGCAGCCTTGCCAGTGTAAGCTGCGAACAGGACATCGCCGTGGATGCCTTCGGCGAGATGTCTCGCCAGTGTGGTCTTTCCGGTGCCAGCATACCCAAAGAAGTGGAACACCTGCTTATCGCCGTTACGATACCAGTCGTCTACTGCTTTGAGAGCGGCATCCTGTTGTGGACTGAATTTCATTGGACGCCTCCGAGATTAAAGGGGAGAGGCGAGCAGTCGATGCTCCACCCGCCTCTCCGACCGTTCCGCCTGGATCAGAACGGCATCTCGTCGTCGTCAGCCTTGCTGCCACCCCGCGCCGGAGCCGGGTCATCAGCGCCTTCACCCTTCATGCTGTCGAAGTCAGCACGGGCCAAGCCATTGTCGATCATCTTGCCGAACTCGCGGCCTTCATCGAGCAACGCCTTGCCCTCCGCCGGGTGGATCAGCGACGTCCGGTAGGTGTCGTTCATCGGCCCAATGGCGAAGGTGTAGAAGGTTCCGTCGTTGTTTTTCTGCTTGGCCGAAGTGACCTTGCAGCGGTTCGCATACATGGGCGGAGCGCCCTTCAGCGAATACATCGACGTCAGCCAGTCCTTGTAGACCTTGATGTTGGTCGACGCGAACGCCAGCACGCAGAAGCCTTCGACTTCCTCGCCAGTCTCGTCCAGGATCAGGCAGTAGATGTAGTAGGTCTCGACGAGGTCGTTCCCGTCAGGCGACTTGAACGGAATGCGTTTCCCATCGGCGTCCTTCGGCGGGATACGCGAACCGTTGTTGCGCTTGATTGCATCGAGAAAGATCTCGCTGTCCAGTTCATGGCGACCAGCGACGCCGCCACCCTTGTTCCGGGGAACCCACTCGACGACAGCGGCTTCCTTGAAGACAGGCTGCACGATGATAGGCTGCTTCATGATCTCCTTGGAGACAGAGTTCACCAGATCACCGGGCTTCACCCCTTCGATCAGCTCGTCCTCGACCTCTGGGGAGTTGGACTGCATGATCTTGATAAACGGGATGGAGAGGTCGGCGATTGTCGTCCCCTCAAAGCCCTCGTGTGCATATTCGCCGTAGTCAAAGGTTTCCCCGACTGCGGTGTTTTTCGCCGTAGCGACGTCAGTTTTGCCAGCCATGATTGGCTCCTTTCGGCTCTCAGTTTTCGTTACAAGACCAGCGGTCAGCCCCAACACTATCCTAGTTGGGCAGGATCACAGTTCCTTCACCTTTGCGGTGCGCTGGCGATAGATGCCGAACACGTCCACTGGGAGGTCCACACCCTCGCTCAGTTGTTCCTTGACCCAGGAGACGAGCGTTGCGTTGTGGACGGAGAAATTCGTCTTGACGACCAGAGTTCCAAGCTGGTCTTCCAAGGCTTTCACTGCCTTGAGGAACTGCTCGGTGCGTTCCTGTTCACCCTTGCCAAACTCGATGATCACCTGTCGCTTGACGATGTGACCATAGTCATGTTCGTCGAGCCATTTGATTGCAGGGCCGCGCTTCTCACCTGCGATGCTGGCGCGGATCTCTTCCTTGAGTTGGAGTTCGCGGCCATCACCGAGGTCGAACTTACCGTCCATACCTTCGGTAGCTTGCGGGATGCGAACTTCTGCGATGTCTTTGCGTGCAGCCTTGGCGACTTCCAGCTCTTGCTCTTTCTGGGCAACGAGCGCGTCTGCTTCAAGGTATTCATCGGCGAGCGAGCGAAGCACGGCTTTGAAATTATCGCCGGGTTCGTCGCGATATGCGGCATATTCGTCTGTCATATGTGGCCTCCAGGCAGGTTATGACCGGGCTTATTTTGACACGCTATCCCGGCTGCGGCTTGCGCCTTGCGTGTGGTCCAGGGGAGCTACCCCTGTAGCCTGACCACATTACCAGCACCCAGCCAAAAGACAAGCGGTATTTGTCTAATAGATCTTCGCTTGAATTTCGGTATATTCATTGTGACGTCCACTCCACTGGAGAAGTTTCACACGCCCTTCGTTGTAGTATGCAGCGAGACTTGTCGCCATGCCGATCAGTCCTGGGTTGCCGATTAGAAGAAGATGATCATCATCGCAGAAACCAGACAGCTTCTCGTGGAGATCGCCCAAGACGAGGTCGGGGTTGAACGGGTGTGCGCTGGGCGAGAGAGATACACGATTTCTCCCCATCGCTCTGCTTTCTTGATTGACGTGAAGCGAGGGACGAGTTCGCCCTTCGCTTGGTCAAATCGCATCTGTTGCTGAACTGCGTAGACAGTCATATCCACTCCTTCATCTCGTCGCCAAGAATTTCCGTGGACACGTTCTTCTTGTTGCGCAGGTTCCTCACAATGTGTTCGTCGATATCAAAGTCGCTCATGATATCGATGTAGTTGACTGGATGCTCGTCCATGCCGCCCCGGTGCGCTCGGTCTTCAGACTGGAGGCGATCCACTAGCCTGAACGAGTTGCTGTAGTAGACAACGGTCTTCGCCTGTGTGAGTGTCAGGCCGCTGCCGCCCTTTTGGGCATTGCCGACGAACCACTTGTATTCGCCGCGTTGGAAGGCCAGCTTGTTCTGCTCTGCTGTGTCGTCATCAACCGCACCATCATAACGACACGCTTTGTCACCGAGTAGATCCATGATCTGGTCGATGTCATGGCGGAACCTAGCCCAAATGATGCCCTGATGGTGAACTTCTGCATCGATCTGCTCGAGCACTTGCAAGCGAGGGTTCTTGTCCGAGAACATGTGAACCGGCTCGTCTTCACCGACAGGGACATAGTTGCACGCGATCTGCTGCAAACGTAGTAGCATCACGATCGGTAGCTCTGCTGTGATCATAGAGTCGCCGACCTCGATCATCAGCTCTTCTTTGAGTTCTTCGTAGGCCGCACGCATTTCACGGCTGGCTTCGAAATAGCGTTTCTGGTAGAGCTTCGGAGGCAGATCAAGCACGTCGTCTTTCACGACACGGTCGGAGATCTCATTCAGCCATGCGGCCAGCTTGTCAAGGTTCTGATACTCGATCAGTTTATCGTAACCAGGATCATAGCCATGAAGCTGTTGGCAATCAGCTCGAGTGAACCAGCGCCCAAAGTAATTCCGGAACTCTACGGTTCCGTGGATGCCTTTGTTCTTCCAGAAGTATTCGTCGAGGAAACGAATTTGACTATAGAGGTCGAAGGGTCCGACAGCCACGGGAGTTCCGGTAAGGATACGACGCATTTTCGCATACTTACCAGACGCGACAATGGACTTGGTCCTCTTCGCATTGGGCGTCTTAATGTTATGCGCTTCATCGAGGACATACAGAACGTCTTTCTTGGCAAGGAACTTCTTGACAAGTTCCTTGCCTTCCTTGGTCATGAAGGCGTTGTAGCTGATGAGCAGCACAGACAGACCGTCGTGGGTGAACAGACTCTCCATCGCGCGTTTGTGCGCCTGCGTGTGTTTCTTGGCGGTCTTGAATACTTGGACCAGTGTGTCCAGAGCGACGTCTGGAGGCATGTGCTTCGGGATTTCGTCGGTGTTCCAGTTGCGCTCTACGCCTGGAGGCGCGACAACGAGCAAGCCGTTGATGTTTCCGAGCTGATATTGGATTGCTGCCGTGTCGATGATCGGCTTGGTTTTCGCTGTTCCCTGTTCCCACAGCAGACCCCACGCCTTCTGTCCCACGTTGCGATACAAGTGTTTCCGCTGATGTTCGAACGGTTCCACTTGATGTTGATAATTCTTGAGTAGATCTAACATGGTTGCTCCTTTTCTGACAGCAGCCTAGCCCAAGCAGGGCGCGGCGACTAGCTTCCTTTCTCAGTGACCATACTTACCATACTTGACATACTGAGAAAAGAATAACAGGTGACACATTTTGCCAATCAAAACAACGGGTTGCCATACTTGCCACACCTGACATACCGTATTCAGCCT